GACTGTGCCCGACTACTGCGATGTCTACCTGTGGGTAGACGGCAACCGCTACGCCATCACTGACGTAGACACCTCGTGCCATGAGGACGGGGACTTCATTGACATCAACGCCAACGTAGACACAGGAGAAAGCAAATGAAACTGACCGCATGGCAACGTATCGAACGTATCGTATTTCTCTTGGCCCTGATCGTGGTAGCACTCGATCTCTTTTACTGGCGGGGAGGGTAAATACTACAACTGCGTTTGACACAACGACCTTTATCATGTATACTTAACCTTGTTAAGTCGGAACTTAACTAACTTTTTAACCACGGAAACATCATGGACATTATCAATCTAACACTGCAAAAAACCTTGCGCACATTGACTGCGATCGGGGCCAAGTACATCATCGTCATGCCTGACGGTACACAACATAACTTCGGCGATCTGGTGCTTGCACCCCCACCGAAAGTCAAGACCCGCAGGGTCAATCAAGATGGGCAACCCCGCCGTGTGCGTGGGGAATTGTCCAAGGTGACAACGCCGTTCATCAAAGACATGCAAGTCGGTGACGTGGTAACTGTGCCACAACAAGAGGGCATAAGCCGCCAAGAGCTGGTCAAGTCACTGTCGTCACAGGCTATCCACGCATGGGGTACAGGCAGTGCGTCAGTGATGCACAACCCCGACACAGACCAAGCAGAAATCCTGCGCTTGTATTAAGAAGGAACTATGAACATCAGAATGCTTATCAAAGCGCGAGAGCTATTCAGTGTGGGCTGGGCTCCGGCCCATACCCAACGTCACAACATGCGTGCATGGGTCAAAGCTGTGCGCATCCTCGGCCCGAATTGGAAGTTGGCTAAGCCGCTTTCCAAATCGGAATGCACCCCTTCATCTTTTTAATTCTTTCCTACTGGTAGGAAATATCTTTAACGGAACTGTTATGAAACATAAATCACTCTCATCATCTGCCATGCTTCTTGACATGAATATCTCTGTGTACACAGGGCGCAAGCAAGACAAGGTCACGGCTGAAGAAGTCAACACCGCAAAGAACACACGCAACAAGGGCGCGGCATCGGTGTACAAGTCGCTGTTCGTAGGTGACGCTGACCTTGAAGCAATCAACTCTCACGCTGGCAAGGTGCGTGCATGGTTGTACTCAGTCACATTGCCATGGAATGATGGCGGCACAAGGCTTGTACCTACCAAAGCGTTCTTTGATGTATCACATGAACTGTCCGAGAACGAGAAGGAATTCAATCGCTTGGTCGATCAGTTCGTGGCCAACTATGCAGTGAAGATTTCTGCGCAGGCATTCAAGCTGGGCAAGCTGTTTGATGCGGTCGAGTACCCCACGGTAGGCGAGATCACGCACAAGTTTGCACTGCGCTACAACTTTACGCCTGTGCCAGAGGCGGGCGACTTCCGTGTAGACATACCTGCCCAAGCCATACAGCAGTTGAAGGACAAGTTCGAGCAAGCCACAAAGACCCGCATCCAAGAGGCCATGCAGGAACCGTGGAACCGCCTGTACGAAGAGGTCAAGCACATCAAAGACAAGATGGCACCACGTGAGGACGGCACCACGCAGAAGCTGTACGCATCCATGCTGGAGAATGCCCTTGGCCTGTGCGATACGTTGGAATCATTGAACGTGCTGGATGACCCTGACTTGGAAGCGGCACGCCGCGCCTTGCAGTTGTCATTGGAAGACGTGGACATTAAATCCCTGCGTCAGTCACCCGAACTTCGTCAGTCGCTCATCGTCAAGATGGATGACTTGTCGGAAAAATTTAAACTGGAGATATAAATGGACCTCGACCAAAAAATGAAACGTACCGCTGCGGAAATCATTGCGGTGCTAAACAAAAGCGAACTATCCATAGGGGAAGGTCTAGCTACGCTGGCCATGACCTTAGTAGTTGCTTCACGTGTAAAAGGCTTGACCGATGCCGACATACAGCAAAAGGTAGCTAACACCATCGACAGCATGAACGCAACCAAACAATAACCGAAAGCAAACTATGCAAACATCTTTGAACTACAACGAAACCGTTGATCTGATTGCCGCCATCGGCACAGAAGTTACAACCATCGTCGAGGGCCACATCGGGTCTGGTAAGTCTTCGCTTATCCATGCGCTTGGCAAGCGGTTCCCCGGCCACCGTGAGATTTACATGGACATGACGGTCATGCACGAGGGTGACTTCCGTGTGCCCGCCGTTGACCACGCGACCAAGACCAGCGAGTTCTATCCGAACGAATCGCTTGGACTGCACAGCGATGTGCCTGTGATCCTGATGTTGGATGAGATGGGCAAGGCCCACAAGAACGTGAAGGATGCATCCCTGCCCCTGTTGGTAGAGCGTAGGCTTGGCAATCGGTTCCTGCACCTTGACAGCATCGTGTTTGCCACGACTAACCATGGCGGCGAGAACGTAGGGGATACCCTGCAAGCGCACCACCGCAACCGCCTGACTACTGTGCGTATGGGCAAGCCCACTGCGGTTGATTGGATACGTGACTTTGCACGGGTGAATGGCATTGCACCAGAGGTCATCATGTGGGTCGAAGAGCGGCCAGAGGCGTTGGAGTCCTACGAAGAGTACGACCGCCCCGATGACAACCCGTTCATCTTTCACCCCAAGGCGCAGCGCAGTGCGTTCGTTACGCACCGTTCATTGGAGCAAGCATCTAAGATCGTAAACAAGCGCCACATGTACACGCCCAATGCGTTGGAAGTTGCTTTGATTGGTACGATCGGTGCCCCTGCTGCGCTGGATATGCAGTCATGGATTGCCATGGGTGACTCGTTGCCCAAGCGTGCAGAGATCATCAACGACCCTGACAACGCACGCCTGCCCTCACAGGTAGCGGGCAAGCTGATGCTTACCTACCAAGCGTTGAACTGGGTGACCGAAGATACGCTCGACCCGTGGATGACTTACATGGCGCGTATGCACAAGGAAGTGCAAGCGTTGTTCTGCACCACGATCGTCAAGAAGACCAGCAAGCACTTCGTGTTCGAGAACGACAAGTTCACCACGTTCGCTACTGACAACCAATACATGTTTGCGTGAGGACTATATGAAAATGTCACAAGCACAGCGCGTAGAACGCGCACACGTTTCACTGATCCGCGACAGCGAGTACATGTGGCTGGCGGGCATCATCGTCATGGGCGAAAACAAAGTCGTCAACGACCCAAGCATCACTGCCCGCACCGATGGTGTTAACGCTGAGTATGGTGAGCAGTTCATCGCAGGGCTGACCGATGCCGAACTGATGGGCTTGGTATTGCACGAGAAGATGCACTGCGCCTTCAAGCACTTGTCCACGTGGCGTGGGCTGTACAACGATGATCCTGAGTTGGCCAACGTGGCGTGTGATTACGTCATCAACCTGCCGATCCACGACCGATACAAGAAAGATCAATTCGTCAAACTGCCTGACGGCGGGTGCGTTGATGAGAAGTACCGTGGCATGGACGCAGGCGAAGTGTTCCGTTCGCTCAAGCAAGATGGCCAGAGTGGCAAGCGCCCGAAAGGTTTTGACCAGCACGACTGGGATGGCGCTGACCAGATGACAGCAACCGAAGTGGATGAGCTATCCAAAACCATCGACCAAGCACTGCGCCAAGGCAACATCTTGGCAAGCAAGGCAGGGGCCAACGTGGACCGTGACATCTTGGAAATGCTCAAGCCCAAGGTTGACTGGCGTACCGCCCTGCGGGAGTTCGTGACCAACTGCAAGCCGGGGGATGACTACTCTTCGTACCGCCGTGTGGATCGCCGCATGATGAGCCAAGACATGATGACGCCTACGTCTTACACCGACTCGCTGTTCCGCATAGTGCTGGCTGTCGATACTTCTGGCTCCATCGGGGGCAAGGAACTGGCAGCTTTTCTTTCTGAAGTTCAGGGAATTTGCCAAACTGTTTGTCCTGAATTTGTGGAATTGCTTTATTGGGGGCACAATGTAGCTGCACACGAAACATATCAATCAAATTCGATCGACTCGATCAGTCAAAGCACCAAGCCTGTGGGCGGTGGTGGTACGGCTCCGAGTTGCGTTACGGCGTATCTGCGCGATGAACACATCGTGCCGGACTGTATTGTCGTATTGACTGACGGGGATGTCTTCGGTGACTGGGGCGGTGAGTGGCCTGCACCTACGCTCTGGTGTATGAACAATGACTATAACGTAGCTCCTACGGGGGTGACGGTACACATGTAAATGGACAAATCAAAAGAACTTAGTTACAGAGTGGTAAAAACACCAGAGGGTAAGTGGGAGGTTGGTGTCTACCATAACGAATGGCATAAATACGAAGCCGTATACACAGATGAAGCACTGCCGGAATGGATACGCAAAGACATTGCGTTGTTGAACTTGGTGGATAACCAATCAAACATTCAGTCCATCGGGCACCGTGTGGGTCCAGTGTATTGGCTACAACCAAAGGAACGGAAACTATGAAAGCAGTACTTGAATTCAATTACCCGCAGGACGAGCGCAAGCTACTCTATGCGGTGAAGGGCCACGACATGTACGTGGCCTTAGTGAACATCCGCATGCACATCGCCAAGGAGTTCACACACAAAGCGGACATGGCCGAGGTGTTGGCACGTGTACGTGAATTGACCGATGATATTTTTCACAACTTAGGAGACTGACATGGACGCTACGTTTGCTTTAATAAAAGAGTTAATAATTACCTGCGGCATCATCATTGCACTAATGTGTTTTATGGCGCTGTGCTTTTGGATGTACCCGAGCATGAATGAGGTACGGAAAATGGACTGCACGATGGCAGAGTTTTCACCTGACATGGCGTTGGAAGTTAAACAAGCGTGCCGCGAGATGAGGAGTAAGAAATGAACAAACCGCACCCTTTAAATGAGGCGTACTTTTCCAAAGGTTCCCCACAACTGTTTTGCGGTCCCGATGGGCGTTACATGATGGGGCTTGCGCAATTGTTTGGCGCTCATTTATGTGGGCCCCTTGGAAATACCAAAGACCATGACTTTGTGGACAACAAATGCACAGCTTGTGAAGTTTACAGAAAACCCCACAGATATTTAATTGATTGACAAAAAGGAGAAATGCAAATGAGCACCGACAAAACAGATTCAGGATGGCGCAAGCGTCAAATTGTTTTGGACATCAAAGCTGAAAATGCGCGTGAACTGGGGCTTGACTATGAGCCTGACAAGACAATCATGGAGATGGCGCGGGAGGCTGGGGCAGTATTCCCTGCTGATGGTAGCTACCATTCATTTGAAAGGCACGAAGACCTTGAAGCCTTTGCCGAGTTGGTGCGTGCTGATGAGCGTGACAAATGGATGGAGCGTGCCCACATCATGATTCTTGGGGAACGTGAGGGCTGTCATGCACTGCGCCAAACCCTGTCAAACCCACATGAGCACTGTCAAATAAGCGCACACGCCTACGACATGGCAATTGCGGCATACGGAGCCGCCATACGAGCAAGGGGAAACACATGAATTTATATAAAACAAATCCAAATTCCATTGTTTTTCAAGATTTCAATTCAGACTGGGTGCTACGCATCACCGCCGACAGACGCATTGAAGTTAATGAAGGTGTTGAGGTGACTGAGGCGGCGCAAAAAGCCTTAGATGCCATGCAGCAGTTGTTGACAAAAGGTCTTGATAAAGCTGTTGCTGATGAACGTGAAGCGTGTGCAAATACGGCGGGTCTTGCATTACTTGGCGCAGATAAAGCACTGAGTGATCGGGTTTTGAAAGCCATTCGAGCAAGGAGAACACATGATTAAAGAACTGAAACGCTTTGAAAAATGGTGGGACGCTGGTGATGACATCCCCAATAACGGGCCGTATACACCTGATACGCCAATCCAATTTGCATGGGCTGGTTGGCAAGCGGCCTTGGCACAGCCAGAGCAAGAGCCTGTGGCGTGGATGCGTCAAGACGGTCAACGGGTTACGACTGCCAGCGATAGACACAACTATCCTGATTACGAAACTCGTTATTCAATTCCTCTCTACACCCACCCACCACAGCGCACAGAGCAAGAGCCTGTGGCGTGGATGACAATCACCGGATACGGAGAAGAGGACGACATTCACTACGAAAACCCAGAAGGCCATTTGATGGAGGGCTGGACGTACAAGCCGCTTTACACACACCCACCACAGCCAGACCCTGTGCAGGAGCCTGTGGCGTGGATGGAGATGGTCGTGGCAAACCTTGTGCGTGAAGGCGTCAACAAACACAACGCCCGGGAGCTTGCAGAGCATTTTTACACCGCCCCGTCCGCAGCACAGCGCGAATGGGTAGGGCTGACGGATGAGGAGCGGCGAGACATTGCAACTGAAGTTCCGATGGATGCTGTATGTATAACTGAAGCCAAACTAAAGGAGAAAAATTTTGACACCAATTGATTTTGTAATTTTTGACGGCGACAGTACGCCGAACTTACCCGTGCACCAAGTGGCGGAAGCCATGTCCAAACCGATCAGAATTTACAGCGCTGGCAAGGAATGGGAAGTCATTGGCTACTACTACGCGGACGGTCAAATGATGCTCGATATACGGGAGAACAACAATGGATGAAGATGACGATATACAAGGCTATGCAGCGGACACGGCAATCGTACAAACACTACTGCCCAAGCTGTACTCAATCATTGACCGACTGCTGGACGGGCAGGACAAGGCGCTGGTTATCGAAGCCCGCAGGGTGTTGCCCAAGGCATACAAGAATTCATTTGAGAAAGGTAAAGGCGTATGACTGATGAAGAGCTGCAAGCCAAGATGCTGGAGTTTATTGAAACGCAAGACGGCGATTATCTTGATGAGTGGTACGCATCACCCCGCGAATTTGCGGCCACCATACTGAACGATTTTGCACAACACCTTGGCCTTGAAATGGTAATCCCTGAGTATGTGCCTCAATTAAAAAAGGCAGAGATCGACCGCAACGCAATGTTTCAATCGCTTCTGCCGGAGATTCAAAGACTGTTTAACGTGGCATACAAGGAGCAAAAATGAACACTGAAGACGATGAATTTGAGCGCATTGAAATGGAGCAACGTGTCCGTGCTAAACAAAAAGAAATGTTTGGAATTCCGTTCATCACGCAAGAAGAACTGGAACAACTCTTGAAAGAAGACGATGAAGTCCAGACACCAAACGATACGTAACCTGTTGCTGGCATCCGAAGACGGCCTTACGGTAGACGAAATGGCAGATTATTTTGAGTGCAACCCAGACACTCTTTACAACACACTGCCCGCAGTATGGGGCGTGTATATAGACAGATGGATGAAACCAAACCGAGGCAAGTACACGGCAGTGTATATGTGTGCTGAAATCCCACCCAATGCCCCTCACCCAACCAAGTAACTTAAGAAAGAAAGCAATGAATAAACCGATACCAAACACCGCACAGATGGAAATGTTCCCCTATGAATACGTAACAACCGCAGACAAAGTGCAAGTTGGTGGCAGTCACTACAAAGACATGGGCATGCAGCCTTGGGCTGTGATGGAGGCCGTGCTTACACACGAAGAGTTTGTAGGCTACCTCAAGGGCAACGTCATCAAATACGGTATGCGCCAAGGCAAGAAGCCGGGCACAGACGACACCAACAAAGCACAGCACTACGCCGCCAAACTCAAGGAGGTACAGGATGGCACAAACATCTGAAGCAAAAGTAAAAACATCCGTACGCAAGATACTGGCTGCATTGGGTGTCTACTACTTCATGCCCCCTGCCAATGGCTATGGGCGGCAAGGTATCCCCGACATCGTGGGCTGCATGAACGGTAAGTTCTTTGCTATCGAATGCAAGGCTGGCAAGGGCAAGACTACTACACTGCAAGATGCAGAGCTTGCCCGTATCCACAAAGCGCAGGGCGTGGCCATGGTGGTCAACGAACACAATCTTGCAGAGGTCACCAACATGCTAGAGTTACTAGCAGGGACCACGATGAAAGGGCCAGAGTTGCGGGCACATCTTGATGATCTGATCGAAGCGCGGATGGGGGTGAAGTCCAATGACTAAGTTGATTACGATTGACTTTGAAACCTACTACGACAACGACTTCAGTCTGACCAAGCTGAGCACCGAACAGTACGTGCGGGACGAACGCTTTGAAGCCATTGGCTTTGCGTACAAGATAGACAACGAGCCGCCTGTTTGGGTTTGCAATGAGGGCAGTGTGATTGCTAAGCTACGTTCCCTGCCGTGGGATGATGCGCTTGTGCTGTGTCACAACACTGCGTTCGATGGGGCGATCCTGTCGTGGCGCTACGGGGTCAAGCCCAAAGGCTGGCTGGATACTTTGTCGATGGGCCGTGCCCTGCACGGGGTGGAAGCTGGCGGTTCGTTGAAAGCTATGGCCGAAAGGTACAACGCAGGGGTAAAGGGTACTGAAGTGCTGGATGCCAAAGGTAAGCGCTTATATGACTTTAGTACCCATGACATTGTGAAGTACAGCGAGTATTGCAAGAACGATGTGGACCTTACATACGACATCTTTCACAAGATGATGGCGGCGGGGTTTCCCAAGATCGAACTGAAGCTGATAGACATTACTCTGCAAATGTTTATTGACCCAGTGTTGCGCTTGGACACCCATGCACTTGCATTACACCTTGAGGACACTGCTGCACAGAAGCAAGGGCACTTGGTCAATGCACTGAAAGCTATTGGTCGTACAGACTTGGCCGTCAAGCAGGTGCTTGGTGACGTAGAGACTCGCGCAGAAGTACGCAAGACGTTGATGAGCAACCCGCAGTTCGCTGCCATGCTCAAAGGCTTGGACATTCAAGCCCCCATGAAGATCAGCCCTACCAACGGCAAGCCAACTCTGGCCTTGGCCAAGAGCGATGAGGGGTTCAAAGCTTTGCTGGAGCATGAAGATGTACGGGTGCAAGCCCTGTGCGCGGCGCGTATTGGAACCAAGTCAACGCTGGAAGAGACCCGCACACAGCGGTTCATAGACATCGGCAAGCGGGGTACGTTCCCTGTACCGTTGAAATATTACGCGGCCCACACTGGGCGGTGGGGCGGCTCGGATTCTGTTAACTTGCAGAACCTGCCAAGCCGTGGCCCCAACGCGGGCAAGTTGAAGAAGGCGATCCTCGCACCAGAGGGTTATGTGTTTATTGATTCGGACTCATCACAGATTGAAGCACGCACACTGGCGTGGGAAGCAGAGCAAGACGATCTGGTGTCCGCATTTGCAAAGGGCGAAGATGTTTACAAAATCATGGCTGCTGCTATATATGGCAAGACAGTCGAAGAGGTTAGAGATACGAAGGAACACCCCGAACGGTTTGTCGGTAAGACAACGATCCTCGGCGCGGGCTACGGCATGGGCGCGGACAAATTTCAGGCGCAGCTCAAAACTTTTGGTACTGAAATTCCACGCGAGGAAGCGGGACTCATTATTAATACGTACCGAACTACTTATGCGAAAATTCCTGCGCTCTGGCGCGAATCACAAGAGGCGTTGAAGTGCATGGTGCGGGGGCAAACAATGAACTTGTGCCGCAATAACTTGCTGACGATAGATGGGCAGGGCATTCTTTTGCCGAACGGTTTGCATATCTACTACAACGGGCTACGTGAGATCGTAGACGATGAGGGCAAGCGGCAGTTTGTATATACAACCCGCAAAGGGGCGATCAAAATATATGGTGGAAAGGTCGTGGAAAACTTCACGCAAGCCATCGCACGGTGTATCATTGGCGAACAAATGCTGAAGATTGCCAAGCGATACAAAGTGGTCCTCACGGTTCACGATGCTATCGGCATTGTCGCAAGGCAAGAAGAAGCGGATGAAGCGCGGGCCTATGTGGAATCCTGTATGCGCTGGGTTCCGTCGTGGGCAGAAGGTTTACCAGTCAACTGCGAAAGCGGTATGGGGCTGAGCTATGGCGACTGCTAAAGAAATTTCCAACAGGGCGGAAGAGTACCGCCGATTGGTCGCTATTTTGCACATGTATGAGAAGAACTACGCTAGGGTTGGAAGACAGTTGGGGCTGTCTTCGACCCGCGTAAAACAGATAGTTGATAGGTTTGATCGGGATAACAGACGGTTGGCCCAGTTACCACGCTTATTGCCAGATGCGCTATTGCGTGAGTTACAGCCCCTTGAAAACGATTTGAAATTAATCATAGAAAGCATCTAATGCCCGCCATCCCTGCATGGAGCTTCAGTAGCCTGAAGACTTTTACCACTTGCCCCAAGAAGTACTACCACCTGAAGGTGGCCAAGGATACTAAGGAGCCAGAGGGTGAAGCCGCGATGTACGGCAAGGTCGTACATGAGGTTGCTGAACGTTACGTGCGGGACGGCACACCGATTGACCCCAAGTACGGTTTCATCCAACCCGCCCTTGATAGCCTGCTACAAATCCCCGGCGAGAAGTTTTGTGAATTAAAACTTGCATTGAACGAAAAGCTGGAACCCTGTGACTTCTTTGACCCCGCTTGCTGGTTCCGTGGGGTTGCTGACTTGCTGATCGTGAACCATGAGAAGGGCGAAGCCCGTGTGGTTGACTACAAACTTGGCAAATCCAAGTACGCTGACCTTGGCCAGCTTGAACTCATGGCGCTGGCAGTCTTCAAGATATTTCCACACGTCAAAAAAGTCAAGGGCGGCTTGCTGTTCCTGACCGAAGACAAGTTTGTGCCATCTCTTTATGAAACAGATCAGCAGCACAGGTACTGGAGCCATTGGATGCCAACCGTGGCCATGCTGGAAGGCGCACATAGCTCTGGAATTTGGAATGCAAAACCCAACGGTTTGTGTAAAAATTACTGCTGGGTAACATCCTGTGCCCACTGTGGAAGGAAATGACATGCCCTACGTAAACAAACCCAGACCATATAAAAAAGAATATGACCAACAACTTGCCCGAAACGAAGCACCCGCACGACGTAAGCGGGAGAACGCACGAGACCTGTACGACCGGGAGGGAATCGACCGCACTGGCAAGGATATTGACCACAAGCGCCCACTATCTAAAGGTGGGAGCACGGCCAAAAGTAACCTACGCCTCGAAGCCCCAAGCGCCAACCGATCCTTCAGCAGAAACAGCGACCACACCGTGAAGGTAAACAAGCCAAAGAAAAAGTAAACCGAATAATACGGGCCGCGTCAGGTATGAGTGGTAGCCCGGGGGCTTTAGAAATTTAACCCTGTAACCGTACCAGCCAGAGCTTTTCGTTCCGTTAAGTGATCTGACCGACCGACCCCCGTAAGGGGTCACTTAACCGATTGAAAGTGAACATCACTTTCGGTCTATTTTGCATTGGAACACACATGGAAATCATTGACGGCAAGGCCTTAAAGCTCAGACTACGTAACCCGTACAAGGTGCTAAGCGTCATACCGAAGAGCGCGTTGTTGGAAGAAGGGGAGATCAGCACGGTGATGGTTCACTGGGGGTTGGAGGAAGCGCAGGTATTGAAAAACCTGCGGATCAAGAACGTACCCTCACCCATCGTTGCTAAGTACAACTGGCCCGGCATCTATCAGCCGTTCACCCACCAGAAACAAACGTCAGCGTTCCTCACGCTGCACCGCAAAGCCTTCTGCTTCAGTGAACCGGGCACAGGCAAAACGCTGTCAGTCGCTTGGGCATGCGACTACCTGATGAACGCCAAGCACATCAAACGGGTGCTCATCATCTGCCCACTGTCTATCATGCAATCAGCGTGGCAGAGCGACATTTTCAAAGGGACCATGCACCGCAAGGTGGGCGTAGCCTATGGCGATAAAAAGAAACGCCAGCAGATCATTAACTCTGATGCTGAGTTTGTCATCATCAACTTCGATGGCGTAGGCATTGTGGAAGAAGACATCATCAAGGCCAAGTTCGACATGATCGTAGTTGACGAAGCCAACGCATACAAGACTGCCACTACTACACGCTGGAAGACACTGAACCGTATCGTTCTTGGCAACCCCGATAGCTGGCTGTGGATGTTGACGGGTACACCCGCTTCACAGTCGCCGCTTGATGCATATGGTCTGGCCAAACTTATCAACCCATCGGCTGCACCACGTAGCTTCACGTTGTACCGCGATCAGGTTATGAACAAGATTACCGCGTTCAAGTGGGCTCCAAAAAAGGAAGCCGAGCACACAGTGCGGCAGTTGCTACAGCCCGCCATTCGGTTCACCAAAGAAGAATGCTTGGACCTGCCGGACTTGCTGTACTCAGAACGAGAGGTGCCTATGACGCCGCAGCAGGTGCGGTACTACGAGAAAATGCGTAAGGTCATGGCTATGCAGGCAGCAGGCGAAGAAGTCACAGCGGTCAATGCTGCCGCCAAGTTGAACAAGCTGCTGCAAATTTCTTGTGGCGCAGTCTATTCCAATAGTGGCGAGATCGTATCGTTTGATTCCAGCAGCCGGACGGCGGTGTTGAAAGAAGTGATTGACGAGTCCAGCCACAAGGTGCTGGTGTTTGTACCGTATCGCCATGCCATTGAAATCCTGTACGAAGAACTGCGCCGTGATGGGTATACGGTAGAGGTGATCCACGGGGGCGTACCCGCAGGTAGACGCACAGAAATCTTTCGTAGGTTCCAAGAAGACGCAGACCCGCAGGTGCTTGTCATCCAGCCCCAAGCTGCATCACACGGTGTCACCTTGCACGCGGCCAACACAGTCGTATGGTGGGGGCCAATCACATCTTACGAGACCTACGCACAGGCGAACGCCCGTATCCACCGTGCGGGGCAGAAAAATAAATGTCTGGTGGTTAAGCTCTACGGAAGCCCAGTAGAAGCCAAGTTGTACAAGACCTTGGACAATAAAGAGACAGCGCAAACGAGCTTAATGGAGTTGTACAGAGATGCTTTCGAGCTCGACAATAAAATAAGTTAAGGAGGTACTTGACAAAGTAAAGATTGGGTGTATTATTAATCAAAAACGCAAAGGAACAATCATGGAAATAACAGCAGATAGACTTGTCAAAGCATACATAAAAATGCGTGACGCCCGTGCCGCGCTCAAGGCGCAGTATGAAGCAGACGACAGTGCCATCAAAGAAAAGATGGAGTTGGTCGAACAGAACTTGCTTGAAACCTGCAAGGCAACAGGTGCGGAAAGTATCCGCACAGCACACGGTACAGCAATTCGTTCAGTGCAAACACGCTACTGGACAGGTGACTGGGCCGCAATGCACAAATTCATCCGCGACAATGACGCCCTTGACTTAGTTGAGCGCCGTGTGTCGCAGTTGAATATGAAGAACTTCCTTCGGGAAAACCCCGACCTCATGCCGCCCGGCTTGAACGTCGATAACAAATACACTGTAACCGTAAGGAGAAGCTAAATTGGAAACTGCCCTCACGTTGGCGCAAGTGGCGAAGCTATTGCAGGTCGCCCCGTCAACTATCCACGGTTTGATTCGGGAGGAAGACCCGACCAAACGTATTCCATTTATCCGCGTTGGCAAGAACTATCGTTTCTTCGGTAGTGAACTTGCCAAATTTTTCAACCTTGACTTAACCCTCATCAAAAACTTCGCATCCAAGGACCAATCCAATGTCTGACATCGCACTCTTTTCCCAAGGTGGCAACACCCTTCCAGCCCACTTGCGTAACCTTGAACTGGACGCAACAACCAAAGCCCTGATGGGTAGCGGCGGTAACGGTAAACGTATCTCAATTCGTGGCGGTGTATTCCGCATGATTGTTGGTGGCAAGGAAGTTGCCCAGAACGACGACCGCGCCATGAACGTGGTTATTGTCCGCGCTGCCGAGAAAATTTCCCGTAGCTTCTACGCTGGTACGTATGTCGAAGGACAGAACACTGCCCCTACCTGCCAGTCTACTGATGGCGTTGCACCCGACAAAGGTGTGAAGAGCCCGCAGAGTACCAATTGCCAGAACTGCCAGCAGAACATCAAAGGTTCTGGCCAAGGCGATAGCCGTGCATGCCGCTTCAACCAGCGTGTGGCAGTGGTACTGGAAAACAACATCGGCGGCGATGTGTATCAGTTGGCTTTGCCCGGCCAGTCGATCTTCGGCAAAGGCGATAACGGCAAGATGCCGTTGCAGCAGTACGCCAAGTTCCTTGGTGGCCATGGTTTGCCTGTAGGCACAGTTGTGACAGAGATGCGTTTTGATACAGCAAGCGCCACACCCAAGCTGACTTTCCGCGCTGTGCGCCCATTGGCTGTTGATGAAACGGCAGAGAGCAAAAGCCAAAGCGAATCGGCTGATGCGCTGAACGCTGTTACCCTGACAGTGAATCAGATTGACGGTGATGCCCCGATTGCCAAGGCATCCCCGTTTGCTGAACCTGCTGAACCTGCTGCACCCAAGGCGGCAGTGGAGGCAGCGGACGAGCCAGTCAAACGCGCAGTGAAGAAGACTGAGACTAAGGATGTAGCCGCCGTGTTGGACGCATGGGCTGACGACGAGTCCTGATTTGAATCGGGGGGAAAGCGAATGCTGCCACCATTGTGGGTTCATCCACGAGCAGTGCAGCGAGTACCCCCACCTATAACTACAAGAAAGAAAACATGATCGGCTATACGTTATCAACGGTTCAACGGAACAAGGCTGCAAACGGTAGGCTTGTGGGGGTAAAGATTGGACGAATGTGCATCAAGAAAAACATCTCTGTGAAGAAGGTAGCGGAGATTGCAGGGGTCAGTGCCGTCACTGTTTACGCATGGTTTGCAGGGGAGTATTCCCCCCGTGCCGATACTGCGGCCACTATCTTTGCTTACATCGAGCGCAATTAATTTCTTGAAAAATAACAGCCATGACAATGACCGAATTTTTGAGGGCAGTGCTTGCCGACTCTGGCACGTACTGCGCGGTCGGCATCAGGTTAGGCAAGATTCGCACACGGTTTACTGACGACATCCCTTCTTTGATCCAAGAGATTGGGGACATACATACGGCCAAAGCTGATGCGTATTTCTCGATGTTTACGTTTGACCCAGAGATTGACCCGCCACGCCGCTTAGCTACCAATGCCTACCGGACCAAAGCATTTTGGTTGGACTTGGACTGTGGCCCCACAAAGGACTACGCTACGCGTGATCTGGCGATGGCTGCACTGGGGCAATTCTGCGCTGACCTTGGACTGCCACAACCAATCTGCATCAACTCCGGCAACGGTATCCATGCCTACTGGGTACTGTCGGAGAGTATCAACAAAGACACATGGTTACCCGTAGCGAAGCGCCTGAAAGATGTTTGCGTAGAACGCAGCCTATTCGCCGACCCATCCTGCACCACGGACGCTGCCCGCATACTGCGCGTACCGGAAACCACCAATTTTAAAAACTCAGAAAATCCTTTACCTGTTCAGTACATAGCAGGTGATGGCCAGATTGATTTATTTGAATTTGCTGCCGCCCTTGGCGCTCCCGAGCCGAGCCAGACGGACAACGCATTACCTTTTGAAGTACCAGAACACCTGAAGAACGCAGGAAGCGATGCCACCAGCAGAGCGCTGATGGGCCAAAATAATACGTACCGCTTTGCCAAAATCATTGCACTGAAGGCAGAGGGTTGTAGCCAACTGAACCACATCTATGAACATCAGTTGCAGGTGTACGAACCCCTATGGCGAGCAGGGCTTTCAGTTGCACAGCATTGTGTGGACCGTGACGAGTCAATCCATGCCATGTCGAACCAACACGGCAGTTACAGCCACAGTGAAACTGAGCGCAAAGCGAGCGAGACAAAAGGGCCGTACACTTGTACCGTATTTGATTCTCTTAGGTCCGGTGTCTGCAAAGACTGTAAGCACAAAGGTAAGTTCGGTTCGCCCATCTTACTGGGTAAAGAGATCGCTGAAGCCACGGAGGAAGACAACACTGTCACCACGCTGGACTCTGGCACAAAAGATGTACGGGTGTACAACATCCCTACGTTTCCATTCCCTTTCTTTCGCGGCAAGTTCGGTGGTGTCTACCGCCGTGGCGATCCAAACAAGACTGAGGAAGAGGGCAATGACAAGCTCATCTATGAAAACGACTTCTATGTGGTCAAGCGTATGCACGATCCGGTAGTAGGCGAAATGCTATGGATGCGGTTGCACTTGCCACAAGATGGGGTACGCGAATTCTCCGTGCCTCTGGTCAGCGTGTTGTCGAAGGACCGTTTCCGTGACGCTATTGCAGCGCAGGGTATGGCGGTACTGGGCAAGTCCGTTGACGAATTGATGTTCTATGTATCCCGTTGGGTAAAGGAGTTACAAATTATGAGTCAAGCAGAAAAAGTACGTAGCCAGTTTGGTTGGACGGACGACAAGTCGTTCATCATTGGCGACCGTGAAGTTACAACCACAGGTGTGAAGTACAGCCCGCCGTCAGCAGCCATCATGCATACCTGCTCATTGCTCACCAAGAAGGGTGACCTTGACGAGTGGAAATCGGTGGTGAATTTTTACAACAACAGCGGCATGGAAGCGCAAGCGTTTACGTTCATGTTGGGCTTTGGTAGCGTGTTGATGCCGTTCACCCAAGTGCGCGGTGGCATTGTGAACCTGATGAGTTCTGGGTCTGGCACGGGTAAGTCAACTGTGCAGATGGCGATCAACAGTATCTGGGGTCACCCTTTCGACCTGCTCTTGCAGAACGATGATACGTACAACTCCAAGATTCACCGCTTCGGGGTGCTGAATAACTTGCCAGCAACGATTGATGAAATCACCAACATGAGCGATACCGTGGTATCACAGTTGGCCTACGCAATTACCCAAGGGCGCGGCAAGAACCGTATGGAGTCACAGTCCAACGCAGAGCGTATCAACCATACTACGTGGCGCTTGTTGGCAATCACATCATCCAACAGCAGCCTGTATGACAAGCTGTTTTCCTTGAAGGAATTTCCTGAAGCAGAGATGATGCGGATCATTGAGTTGCGGGTCCACCGTGACGAGTCCCATTCCAAGGAATTCACAGACGCACTGTTTGGCAAGATGACTGACAATTTTGGCCTTGCAGGTGAAATCTTTATGAAGTACGTGGTCAACAACCTGACTGACGTACTGGACTTGCTGCGTGATGTGCAGCTTCGTTTGGATACCGCCGCAGGTCTTGGCCAGCGTGAACGCTTCTGGTCTGCCACAGGCGCACTGGGTATCACAGGTGGTTTGATTGCACAGCAGTTGGGCTTGATCGACATTGACGTGAAGCGCATTTTCAACTGGCTTGTGACATTGCTGAAAGTAAACCGTGGTGATGTGAAAGCTACCCCTGTTGACGGCAGCACTTCATTGGGTTCGTTCATCATGGCCAACATCAACAACATCTTGATCGTGCGTGATGCGCCTAACGAAAACGGCCTGCCTACCGCACCAATCCGTGAGCCAAGGGGTGAGTTGCTGATCCGGTATGAATTAGATACCAAGCGGTTGTTCATCGGCCAGAAGAAGTTCAAAGAGTGGTGTTCCAAGAACCAAGTCAGCTACCATGAAACAGTGTCCAACTTGCGTAACTCTGGTGTCCATGTAGATTCTGTAAAGAAGCGTATGGCAAAGGGTACGATGATGTCAGCACCCCCCGTAAATGCGCTTTTGATAGACGACACGATCAGCCGTGTGTTTGATGCTGAAGCCATCATGGCCATGAAGGACGACAGTGAGCGAGAAGCCGCTTGAGATTGAAGGGATACAGGTGCAGGTGGATTGGGGCAAGTTCTACGTGGGCTCCTCCTTCTTCGTGCCCTGCATCAAACCCCAAACATTTTTAATGCAGTTTATGATTCATGCACGGCGCAGGGAGTTCACCATCCGCGCTATGGCCCGCATAGAAAATGGCATGTGGGGTGTACGGATTTGGCGAACGGCATGATAGGATTCATGTGCGGGTATCCCCCGCTTCCATGGTTCTCCTTTTACCCCCGGCTAACCCCGGGGGTTTTTTATTTTTCGTCCGCCAAACTCTTGCGAAGTTCACGGACATACCGCAAGGATTCGTTTTCTGCAATGCGCAGTTCGTCAATTGCTGCACGGCGCTCTGCGCCATCCATACCCAACATCTCCTCGGTCCCTTGCTCATACAAAGCCCGCATCCGACGCAGATTACTCAGGGTCTCCAGCGAGTTGTTAATCATCGGTGCAGCGCTGATGAGCGCGGCGTTTGCTTCCAAGAACTTTCCAGCCTTTTCAGGGTCTGTCTTTTGCAAGTGTTTAAACGTGTCATCCGCTTGGCCAACTTTTTCTTGCAGTTGGTAAAACTCGTTTTTAGCGCGGCCACCAATGGTGTCGTACAGAAACAAGCTACCGAATGGCATCTGGTACATAGGCCGATCGGGCCGTGTTGGATTCAGCACAGCGTCGGTAGCCAGCAGGGTAGTTGCCCCAGCCATACCAAATGTGCCGCGCAAGAAGTTGTCGATCTTGATCGGGGAAACGTTGATGTTTTCCCCCACAGCTTTGGCCAACTCCGATGTGCTGGACGTGGACCGCTGGCCCGGCTCCAGTCTTTGCATAGACGCAGATTCCAACTCCCGTTGCAAGAAGAATGAGTAGTTGGTCATGTTCTCCAGTATCGGCTTGATTAACGATGGCGTTACGTTTGGCGAACCATACGCAGACAGAGCACCCTTAAACGTACTGCCCAGCGCCTCCATAATAGTCTGCTCTTCGTCCGTGCCATGGCGCAAGTAGTAGCCAACAATCCGTTCGGGGATAGACTTGAACATGAACCCAAGTTCTTTTGGCAAAGAAATCTTGTAGCCGTTTGGCAGCAGCCAATTGTTATCCCGCACGTCATCCGTTGCGTTTTTGTAGCCCTCATCATCGCTCATCGACAGTGCGTACACAAAGCCCAGTGCAGTCATCATGGCCACACGACTTAGGAACATCTTGCGGGCAGCGTTGCGGTTCATTGCAGAAGATGCATCCAGTCCCGTAGCTGATCTATACAGCACATCCATGCCCTGCGCGTAGGCATTAAAGAATGGAATGACCCGCGCAGCAGTGCGCATTGCCGAGCTTGATCCACGGCGGCTGAAGTTAATCAGTTCACGTGCGCGGGTTTGAGCCAGCAGTTCATCTCCGTTGGTATCCCGCATGGTCTCTTCGTACACAGCCAAACGTGCAGCCAGATCGGATGCTTTGGTAAACTGCTCAAGGCGGTGGAATAACTTCTCACCTGCCCCGCGTTTGGTCAGCCCAAGTTCCTTTTCAATTTCATTGACGGGTTCAAAAATGTTGAAGTCGTAGTCACCGATGATACCCAGTGCTTCCATGCGGCGGACCATGGGCGATTTGCGGCCAGTTAGTTCGCCAAAGAATACACGTGGCATGTTGTACAGAGTCTTCATTGCCACAACCAAAGGCCGCTTAACTCCCGAGTAGAACGCTGCACGCTGCGCGTCTTCCACCACCTGCTTGATGGCGAAAGGCGGCATTGCAGTGATCGACAAGCGCAAGAAGCGGGACGTAGCGCCCAAGGCTGTAGTCAAGCCGTTGATGACTTCAGGCGCTTGCTGGAAGGCCAGCATGTCGTATTCGTTCTGCACTTCAAAGAACACGGGCTTACCGTCACGGTACAGGCTTACCACCAACCCTTTGTTCTTTGCTGAATCCTTGGTTGCCACTTCGTTGGCAAAGCCTGCCATCTCCATGGTCTCCAGCACTTTGACCGCAGCATGGTTCTTCATGGTGTCTTCCACCATGCCACTCAAGCGGTTTGCATAACTGTCAATCACGTTCTTGATCGGACGGCCAAGGGAACCCTTCATGCCGGGGATGTTGGTCAGCACGCCCAAGCCTTTGCCACGGAATATTTTGGCGGGGCCAGTATCTTCAAAGATACGGTTGAACGGAACATACGCTTCGTTATCTTTCCAGTATTGACCCTTCTCTTTTTCGATGCGGCCTGTAGCAACCATCAGGTCAATGACTTGCGACTTCGTAGCGTTCAGGTCGCTCAAGATACCTTTGATACCAGCAGACTTTTGGAAGATAGCTTCAAGCTGAGCGATCTGCTGCAAATTCATGTGCATGTCGATCTTCTTAGCGCGTTCAGCGTCAGCTTCTTTGATCTTGCCTTGCTGTTCCAACAGCAGCGCCGATGCTTCAAGCGGTTTGTTGTGGTCGTTGTAAATGCTGTGCAGGCGGTGGCCTTCCAATACGGTAGACACTTCGTTCTTGGCCTCTTCGACAGTCATGTCGTTGGCCTTGGCAAACTCACCCAGCTTCTGCAAAGCTGACGCCATAGACGCAGAGTTTTTTGTCGTTTCAATCAGCCCATCTTTGGACAACCGAATACCACCCGTGCGGAAGAAGTCCATCACAATCTTCGTGCTGTCTTCAGCTTGGCGCACCAGCACCATAGGGTTCAGGTTACCGAAGTAATCCCGCACACCCTGAGAAAACAGTTGTGATACCTTGGCTTCCACCGTTGCATGCTTGTCGGCTACAGCCTGACGGAAAGCGTTGATGATGCCAGTCTTTTCCCGCGCAGTGTTAATGCCTTTGACCGCTGCACCCAACACCCCACCAACACCTTCCTGCTCTTCAGGCGGGAACATACTCTGAATGTCTTTGATGGATTGCCGTGCAGCAGGGTCAAGCTCTTTGACCAAAACATTGGCAATGCCGGGCAGTGCGCCTTCCACCTGCGTTCCGGTCATTGACTCTTGAAGACTGCGGCCTTCTGCCATAACGCTGTCTACCGAGATCATGGCAACAGCCAGCGCAGAATGTTTATCAGTGGTAGCCAGACCCAAAGCTCGCAACACAGCTTGTGCAAACCCAGTAAGCGCGTTGACACGGCGATACGGAATTTTTTTCAACGCATTTTGGAAGTTTTTGTTGGACATAACTTCCGAAGCAAATTCGCTCAAGTCCTGCATGCCATATTCTTTGGCAAGTTCAGGGTGGTTCTTGGCTACATAGTCAAACAACTCCCGCAAAGTGCGAATACCACCGTTGTTAATCTTGCCGCCTTCGTGCATAGCAATCGCACGGTGGACAAACCCGTGGACCAATTCGTGCAGCAAGGTATGGACACCCACATAGCCATCAGTAAGTTGTACAGTATCTGTCACAGCGTTGTACTGTCCGCCAACCATTTTGCCGTCTTGCATGCCCAGAACGCCCGGAGCCACTATCTGTACGGTTGGCAGTTTGTTGGAAAGCAAGATGCGCCGCGCCACAGCACGGTCAAGTTCCGTGTACGTACCCTCGGGCGCTTTCAAGATAGCTTGCAGGGCACCCTTCACATCTCCTTCGGCGACCTTGGCTTGCAGGTCAGCTTCAGCAGAGGTAGTGCGCTCCGCTACATTTAAATCTGCCGCAGGTTTTTGCAGGCGTTCAGTCGGAATTTCTTTTTCTTCCTTTTTGGCCACGTCCCGCACAGCTTCGCCCTTGGCTTTTTCTGTAGGTGCTTTCTGTTCTACCGTCTTGGTTTCTGGCTTGAACATTTCCCCGGTATTTTCTTTGGCATCCGGCAACACAAAGACCAAGCCATCATTGAACTCGTCTGCTTTTGGCATAAGTTTGTTTAAAAACAGATCGTGGGTCGTATTGATGCAACCGTAGCTGATCCGGTTGTCCTCTGCGGAGGCTGACTTTAAGCGTTCAGCGCGGTTTTCTTTGGCATCCCCAAACCATGCGGCATGGATAGCAATTATTCCGTCACCCATACTTGTTTCCACCAAGCTGAACCTATGCCCGCCAGCGTAATCGGTGTCTGTTTCGTACTGCATGGTGAAGGTGCCCGCAGGGGTAACTTTTGCCCCTCCTTCTAACGAAGACACCTTACCCAACACATCGGCCTTTTCTTTACCGTACAGGGCGGGCTCTTGGGCTAGGACACTGCCGTCAGCATTGAAGACGTGCAGCATACCGTTGGGCTTATCGGCAATGATGAACCCCTTGCCTGTCTTTGCTGCCACTGGAGCCATGGATTCGTACACACCTTGCGCAAGCGTAGACATCTTGGCTTTGGCAGCATCGGGTACTTGGGCCTTGACTTCTATCGTTGTGCGGAAAGCCTTGGGTACGTTGATGCTGTAGTCATTGTTCAGTCCCGATGCAGGGTTGAACACCATACCAACGGCCAGCACACCAGCTTGAATCTGGCGGATCAGTTCACGGATTGCTTTGGCAACAGACTTTGCGCCTTTGTTGGCGTAGTTGGTTACGTCTTCACGCAAACGGTTCCAAAATTCTGCGGAGTCTTTCTTTGCACCATAGAACTCTTCAAGTTCTGCAACTTGGTCATCCTGCAAACGATCGACTGGGCCTTCCAACATTTCACGTTGGGGTTCTGGTACAGTTTCAGGCGCAGCTTTGGTTTCAGGCGCAGCTTTGGTTTCAGGCGCAGCTTTGGTTTCAGGCGCAGCTTTGGTTTCAGGTGCTTTATTCTGCTGGCGTTCGTACTCATCCAGCGCAAAGCGAATCTCATCCAGCATGTCCTCTGGACCCATGTCCTTGTCTTTGGAGTAGCTTTCAACTGCGTTCAGCCCAACGTCATCAAGGATACCCGCTTTGTGCAACCGTTTGGCAAACGCTTTGACTTTGGCTTTGGTAGTCTCTGGGTCAAGGTTTAAATCTTCAGCCGCATCCCGCGCTTTGTCTACCGCCTTGCTAGGCTTAGCAGTTTCCTTCTCGGTCTCTACTGTTTCAGCAGGAGCAGCAGGAGCTTGTTTTTCCACCTTCGCGGTAGTGGTAGTCGGTACAGGTTTCGATACAATCTTTGCGGGCTTCGCAGGAGCCACGGCAGGGGCAGTAGTATCAATAGTAGGCTCAGTAGCAGGAGCTTCATTGGCTTTCTTTGCTGCGCGTTCGGCTTTATCTTGTGTATCGAGCTCTGCTTTTTTCTGCACGATTTGTTCGCCAAGCACATCCCATTTTGCACGGGCTTTGGAATTGACCGCGGGTACCCGTCCCGCTTTGGTCAACAATGCTTGTTGCTGGTCTGTTAGCGCACGTACTTCGTTGTGAATCACATCGGCAGTGCGCTCAGCAGACTGGCCTGCGTTTATTACTGGAGCGGGCTGCGTTCCTTCAGATACATTTCCCTGAGTAGCAGGTTGCTCAGTAGGAACCAATCCGCGTCCGACAGGTGCTGTAGATTCTCCGGTGGTGGCGGGTGCTCCGGCTCCGGGTTCAGCGACGAGGGGGGCTGAAGACTCGACAGGTACTGCCACGCTTGGCTTACTTGCTCGGGGCTCAGATCGGGGCTTGGGTTGATTCTGCGGGGCAGGGGGCGTGACATCGGGGATTCCTTGGAATTCTGGTCGGGCAAGATAGGCATCAACTTTCTCCGCAATGGGGGCACTCAGGCCGGGCTTGCCACGGTACACCGTCAGCATCTGTTTGACTTGCGCGGCGTCTTCTGGCTTGGCAATATCTAAGCCTTGGATAGCATGGTCAGCCTTGCGCAACACAGCGGAATGGCCAATGCCAAGCACACCCAAGACTTCTGGCGTCACTATAGTTGGTACAGTTTCCGGTGTAAGTTTTGCGCGGACGGTAGGCTCGGTAACTGGTAGCTCTTGTGGTTGGCTGGTTGTTTGCGATTCTGCTGATGGCGTGCCCACTCGCGTAAACAGACCTGTCTGACCAGCTTCACGTGCGGCTTTGCGCTCGGCTTGTGCAGCCCGAACTTCAGCGTTGCGTTGGGTTTGCAGTGCAGCTTCAGCTTCCTCACGGGTCTGCACAGTTTTTATCTTCGGCTCCGCTGGCGCGGGAGCTTCTGGCATCTGCGTGACAGGCTGGCCAAGCAAGTTCGTTTGCTGCACTGGAGGCTGAGCCACCGTGGCTTCACGCATCTCCATTTGTTGTGGCGCGTTAGAAGTAAACGCAGCGGCGGCGTACTTGGCTTGCAGGTCAGTTGGCAGTTGCTTGACGATTGCAGCGTTCTCTTTCTGCATCCGCTGGAATTCCATCGGCACACGGGTATCTTCTTCAATGATGCCTTTCATCAAGCCATCAATGGTGGCAAGGCGGGCACGGACTTCTGCGGTCTTGCGCTGGCCTTCAAGCGATGCCTTTTCCTGATAAAGTTCTGCGTAGGAATTGGTACGCGCCATTACGTCGCTGTAGTCAGCAGGGAACGCGGCTTTCAGATCGGCTTCACGTTGCGCACGGGCTGCGACCAATTGTTCTGCCGCGGCTTTCTCGGCTTCGGCTCGTGCAACTTGTTCTTGCTGCGCTTGGGCTTTGGCCTCTTCGTCAATCATCTTCTCGCCTGCACGAGCATCGCGCCCTTGCTGCACGCTCATTTGCTCTTGGGCCAGCGCCTGACGCTTGGCTTGCATGTCGGCTTCCAACGCAGACGGACCGCCAGCAGGTTGACCGGGTACTTGTACAGGTTCCGCGCCGCGCATACCGGAGATCGCCCCTGCACCGCCGCCCATACCCACACCACCAACGGCTGCTTGGCCAGCAGTAGCGCCAACACCCTGCATCAAGGATTGGGTCGGATCAACCTCACGCATGGCCAAGTTCTGGGTAAACTTGCCACCACCTTCTTCCACGGCCTCACTTACACCTTCGCCCAACGCACCTTTACCCGCGCCGATCAGCATGCCGCTGACACCTTTACCGCCAGCCAAGGCTTCTTCCAATGCTTTTGCACCGGGCAAACGCTGGGCCAGCAACGAGATAACCGCGCCAGATACGCCTGCTGCACGGGCAAGGTTGATGGCAATGCCAGCAGCTTCGGCGTCAGATTTACCACCGCGAACAAGTTTCTTGTATATGTCTTCGTAGGATTGTGCGCCAACATCCGCGCCCTGCTGTACAGCACCGACACCCACTGCTGCCTGTGTGCCCGCTTTAACCGCAGCAGCCTTGGCCAAATCTTTTTCAATGCCCGCAGCCAAACCTCTCGAGAGGGCCGCACGGCCAGCTACTCCAGCACCTGCTCCCGGCACAAGCAACTGGGTTAAATTTTCAGCGAGAAAAGATGTTAGAAGTGCGGGGTCTTTAATGGTTTCGCCAAACGATGTTGCAAATGCAGCTATCTGGCCTTTGTCTTCGGCTTCAGCAACCTTGCGGCTACGCGCAGCTTCACGGGCTTTGAGGCCCGTGGATTTCATCTCTTCACCGTACTTCTGGATGTCTTCGCCAAGACCTAACGCACCTGTCTTTGCAAAGTCGCCCGTAGCAAGCCCGTAAAGCTGCCCGGGAAGTTGAATAGTTTGTCCTATGCCCGATATAACTCCGGCTCCTATGTCAGTAGCAGCTTCGCCAAATGTACGTTCCTTGGAAGGGGGTTGCCCCGCTTCGGGATTTTGGGCCAATACAGCTTGCGCTACTTGCGAAGCACTAGCCCCCGGTGGACCTTCGATCTGATAAGTTTGACCGTTGGGGGCTGTTATGCTGTATGTTGTCATGGCGCTATGGTTTTATGACTTGGGATTTGCCCCATTGGGACATATCAACTCCGCCTCCACTTCCAGAGAGGGAACCTTGGCCAGATTGTAACAATTCAGGAGCAAACCTGCTATACGTTTCTTCCTGCATCCGTTTAACCGTTGCACGCGCTGTTGCCCCAATAGTGCCGGGCATGCTTGCATTTTTAGCAGCTTCTCTATACACAGGACTACTGTTCAACACAGATTCAACCTTGGCCAGTGCAATCATGTGTTTATCTTCCGCGCCATATAAACCTCCGCCACGGTTTTGCGCAGACAGCAGGGCAGCATTAGCTTTAATTTTGTCATTTGCCAGCATGCCTTTGTGGTACTCTTTAGTTTCCTTAAGCGTTTCTGCGTGCTGCTCTGCGGTAATGCCAAACTGACGTGCTTGTTCAGCACGAGATTGCATGTCGCCAGCAACCTTCATATTGCCGCTACGCTCAGCGCGTTCAGCTTGCATCAACAGCATCTGGGACTGTTGGTTGGCTTTGCGTGCGGCGGCGTCTGCCTTCTCGGCTTCTTGGTATACGGCCAAACCTTTGATACCACCTGCTGCAATGTTCTGTGCAGCGTACTGAGATGTGCCTCCCATCATGCCAAGGCCAGCAGCCAGCAATGCGTAAGCACGGTTGTCCGCTTTACGTCCTAAAATTTCTTCGTTCTCTTTGTTCAGTTGGTCGTGGTAAGGCTTGAACGCAGCCGCAGATTCAGCGTTCAGGGCGCTAGAGCCCTCTATTGCCTGCGCAATCAAGTCTGCACCTGTAGGCGCTTCTTTGGCTGGACCCGCCGCTTTTGTTTCTTCTGGGGGAATTACGTTTGCGTTTGCAGCAGGTTTTTTATTACCACCAGAAGCACCAGATTTTTTCTTGCTTGTTTCTTTTTCCGTAGGCTCGTTATCCCATGAGTCACCACGCCCTGCATCAAATGGAATATTTAGCCCGCTTCCTGCATTTTTGCGCGCACGCATTTCGCGTTCAGTTTTTTCATTAGCGCGGCGGTTCTCTGGGTTAAAAACTCCCAGTTTTTCTAGGGTAGTACGGTCGTCAGTACCACCTGTGGTGTAGTCACCAGTAATAGGTTGGCCCGTTGCCGGATCATACATAGTTGTATCATCGTTGTAAGGACCCCGCACTGCGCCTTTGTCAGCAAAATGTGCAACTCCACCGCCCGCCATCATCACAACAGAGTCATCAGCGCCTGCGTAATTGAACTCGTTGCCGTCTTCGTAACCCGCAATGCCGCCGTCAGCCATGCTCTGCATGTTGGGTGCAGGCAGGGCCGCAATGCCTTGGTTTTCTGGTAACTGTTGTTGGGCCATCTGGGGACCGCCTTGTGGGGGCATACCTTGTGGGCCGCCCTGTGGGGGCATCATTCCCTGTGGGGGCATGGGCGGCTGGCCCATCTCCATCAAATCCTGATCGACGACTTTGGGTTGTTGCTGACCCATAGCCTGCGCTTGCTGCGCTGCACGCTCTTGCTTGCGTGCATTGCTCTCTGCAAACGCCATAGGAAAAATGTATGGATCGTTCTTGTGCATTGCAGCATATTTCTGCAACTGAGCATCGGGCATCATCCGCAAGGTGGATGTAATTTGATTGGGGTTTGGGACTGCCATTTTTATTCCTTAAGCCATGCGAGACAAAGCTAAGTCAACCAAGCCGTGTCCTTTAACTCTGCCACCACGAGCCATGCCAGAGCCGTTGTCAAAAGCATGGGCATACACAGGACGGTCAACCGCCCCGCCATCAGCGTAGCTAGACTTAATCATGCCGCCGTTGGCCCGCATAAGTTGTGAAGCTCCGTACGCAGCCGTGCCCAGACCCGCTGCTTGCGACACCATTGAAGGCGCAGCCTGATAGATTGAACTGGAGTTGGCGGTTAACGGCAAGCCGCGCAACATGTCAGACATAAAGCCCAATTGTTTGTACGGGTAGTTCTGAGCGTTCAGGTAGTCCTGATACTGGTTATTCAAACCAGTCTGAATCTGCCCTTGCTGCTGCGTACCGTACTGGTTCTGCATGTTGGTAATGCCCGTCTCTTGGGCATACTGGTTTTGACCCAACTGCCCCAGAGTGTTAGCCCCTTGCAGCGCTGCTTGCGCACCTTGCAGACCCAAACCGGCCCCATACTGGGCCGATTGCTCGTTAAGCTGATTCATTGCATTGCCAGCCTGCTGATTGGCCAGTTGAGCTTGCAGGCTTTGGCCGGAGCCCAGTTGTTGTACGCCTAGTTTTGCTTGCAGGTTGGCGTTGTTGACGTTGTAACCCATCTGCTGATTGGCTTGTTGTGCTTGCAAACTTTGATTTGCACCGAACTGTTGCGTATTCAACATTGATTGGAGGTTTGTATTCCCAACGTTGTAACCCATCTGCTGATTAGCTTGTTGTGCTTGCAAACTTTGATTTGCACCTAACTGTTGCGTATTCAACATTGATTGGAGGTTTGTATTCCCAACGTTGTAACCCATCTGCTGATTGGCTTGTTGTGCTTGCAAACTTTGATTTGCACCCAACTGTTGCGTATTCAACATTGATTGCAGGTTTGTATTCCCAACGTTGTAACCCATCTGCTGATTGGCCAACGCTGCTTGCATTGCTTGTTGTGCGCTCAGTCCTTGCGTCTGAAGCTGCGCCGCTAAGTTTTGCTGAGCGGTAGTCAGTCCGGCTTGTTGGTTGGCCATTGCAATTTGGGTTGCCTGTTGTGCGCTCAGTCCTTGCGTCTGAAGCTGCGCCGCTAAGTTTTGCTGAGCGGTCGTCAACCCGGCTTGCTGATTGGCTTGTTGTGCTTGCAAACTTTGATTTGCACCCAACTGTTGCGTATTCAACATTGATTGGAGGTTTGTATTCCCAACGTTGTAACCGGTTTGCTGGTTTGCCTGTGCTGCTTGAAGCGCCCGCGCTTGATCCGCATTAAACTGGGCCATGGCTTGTTGGTAAGCAGCGTTTGAACCCTGCGCTTGAATGTCGTTCATCTGCGTGCCCAGATTACGTGCAGCTTCCGCATCCATAATTGCTTGACGCGAACCACCAAAGGCCCCAGCACCCGCAGCTTGTGCGCCACGTTGTGTTGAGGCAATACCGGCTTGACGTTGTGCTTCGCGCTTTTGAATGTCCGTGACCTGTTGCTGGTACGGATTCATGTACTGGCTGGCAACACCTGCGTCAGTGAAATTATTGGCCGTTAAATCTTTTGGCCCCTGCATCTGGTACTGCGATAGCGGCCCTGCACTGACTTCCTTTGGCCCCTGCATCTGGTACTGCGATAGCGGCCCTGCACGGATTTCCTTTGGCCCCTGCATCTGGTACTGCGATAGCGGCCCTGCACGGACGTCCTTTGGCCCTTGCATTTGAAAGTCGTTCAAACGTGGGGCGTTGATATTGCCCGGAGAACCCATTTGAAAGTCGTTCAAACGTGGGGCGTTGATATTGCCCGGAGAACCCATTTGAAAGTCGTTTAACTGCGGCACATTGACATTGCCCGGAGAACCCATTTCAAAGTCGTTCAAACGTGGGGCGTTGACTTGGCTTGCGGTAAAGTTTGATGGGTTGTATTGCATCCCCAATGCTTTGTTCGCAGCCAATCCTGCCAGCCCTGTTGCCGCTTGGTTCTGGTACGCAGGGGCTTGGAGTGCTGCGCTGTTAAAGGCCTGCTGTTGCAGTGGGGTGAACTGCGCTTGGCGCGTCCCCTGATACTGCATGTAGGGGTTTTGCGAGGTATCCGTTAACGCCGCAGCTTGCCCCAACAGGGTTTCTGCATAGGGGGCTAATTGGTCCGCAAAGCCGTATTGCGTTTCTTGTATTGTAGTTGGGGTAGGCATGTTGGTTCCTTATGCGGGAAGGTATTTATCAGCGCGGCTGTTGGTAGCCACTTTGTTTTTGCCAATGGATTTGCGGCGGGCATTCTGCACACGGTCCATCATTTGGTACAGGCGGCGAGCGCCAGCTTCGGTAGAGCCATTGCCCAACTCCGACACAATGCGGGCGGGCACAACAAACTCACCATCGGCAAGGCGTGCAGGCTGGCGGTTACCAATGGACGCAGGGATCGAGTCAGACACCCCATCGCCCGGGCCGCGCAGCAAACGCCCACCATCAGAGTAACCGCCTAAAGAACCCAGCCCCCCTGCGGCGTAACCCATTAAACCGCCGCGGGCTGCGGCGCTGGACCCGCCGGTATCGTCGAACCCAATTGCAACCCACCTTTTCGTCGCTGGAATCCACACCCATTCTGCACCGGGTCCGGGGTCTTGCTTAGGTTTTGAGTCGTGGTTCGTCAGTTCGGTTTCTGTAGGTGGGGGTTGGTTGGCGTTTGAACCTGAACCTGAACCCGAACCTGAACCCGAAGTAGAACTTGGGGCGGCTATCAGTCGTTTGGTGACGGGATCAAAAACTTTTTTAACGTAATCGGGGTTTTTGATGTACTTCTTAGTAGTCGGGTCGTACATGAATTCGCTACGTGTTTTGTCCACAGGCACGGTGCCCATAGCTTCCCAATAGGGTTTCATTACTTCAGCGTTTTGCGTCTGCTTTGGTTCGGGACCATTGCCCATCAGGTAGTCATACATCGCCGCGCTATCACCTGTTTGCTTATTGAAGCGAGTATTGAAGTCTTCAATCGACGTAGGCACGCGTGTAGTAGGGGCTGTAGGGGGCGTAAAACCTGTAGGTACTTGCGTGACTGATCCTGCGCTGCCTGTACCGGGGGTTAACACAGGGCCGGTTGGATGTGGCGTAGTTGTGCCGCTTGTGCCATCTGTTGGAACCGAAGGGCCGGATACGTGTGGCGTAGTTGTTCCGCTTGTGCCATCTGTTGGAACCGAAGGGCCGGATACGTGTGGCGTAGTTGTGCCGCTTGTGCCACCTGTTGGAACCGAAGGGCCGGATACGTGTGGCGTAGTTGTGACGCTTGTGCCACCTGTTGGAACGTTGTAATCAAACATGCTCTTCCATTCCACAGCAATAGCAGGGTCGCTTTTGGCAATGGTAGCAATGTCTGTGTCTTTGGTAAACGTGTACGACTGTTCCTTACCATTTGCGTCTGTATATCTGTGTGTAGCCGTACCATCAGCATTTTTAGTCAACGTACCACCAGCAAAGTCCAACACCTCGCCGGGCTTGTAGCTGTTAAAGTACTCTTTTGTCAACGCCGTCATTTCGCTAACGGTATTGATGTTGTCCCGAGCTTCTTTGATGCCTTTAGCGCCAATCTCTGCTGCTGTTGGGTTGCGGTAATGTCCTGTTTTGGGATCGTAGATGTTACCGTGAACCAGTTGTTCAATACCAGACGTCGTTATAGGGGGCCCATCCGTCTGAGCAGTTGGTCTTGGTACGTCCGGTTTAACCAATGTTTGAATGCCTTGAGCGTTGGACATGGGTTCGCCGCCTGCTGCGGGTACGTTGGGCATATTGGCCAGCGCTTGGACTTGCTGTTCGCTGTTACCAACCTTGGTCAGTTTGCCCGTGGTGTTGTTAAAAACCTGCGCATCGCCATCAGGCCCTGTGCTCACACTTGACCCGGGGCCGTACAAGTCAATCATGGCTTTTTGGCGTGCGGCCAATTCTGCGCGCTCTTGGTCCTGCGCGGCCATCATCTGAGCATTGGTTGGGCCAACAGCCGCAGGGTTGTTTGCCATCAAAGATTGAATAAACGCATTTTGGCGTTCCGCGTTACCGCTATCGTCCCCACTACCCGTGGTAAACCCAGAGCCCGCCATACCTGCGCCGCGTTGCTCCCAGTAGTCCACATCCGCCTGAGTCTGCACAGTGGGATTGGCTGCGTTCAAGCCTGCGGGGCTTTGTGTGTATTCAATTGTTTCAGGAGCTTGTTGACCTGCGGCTTCCATGCGGCGTTTATTGCGCTCGTCAAGCTCTTGCTGCTGTGCTTGCATACGGGCCAGACCTTCGGCTTGCGTTTCGCCGCTCATCAACGGAATTGTTTCGGGGTTGTTGATAGCATTCAAGTAAGGAGAAGTCATGGAGGTGCCACCATCGGCAAAGGCTACGGCTCCGCCGTTGGCCAGACCCATCAAACCGCCATTTCGGGCGTGGGTGTAGTCTTGGGTTTTAATTGGGTCGTAGTAAGTGTACTTGCCTGAATACGGATCGTAGCTGGCAGGGCGAATGTACCCTTGCTTTTGTCCACTTCCCGAAACTGTGGGTTTTGGTTGGTTAAGCAGCCCAATCGCTGCTATTCCGGTAAGCATTTTCCAGTTATCTTTGGCAAACTGCCCTGCTTGCTTTAGGCTAGGCAACCCGGAAGACGGCGAAGTTCCTTTGTAATCTGACGCAGGAGAAACATGGTTTCGATTGAAATCCGCTGGGGTTGTTGCATCAGAAGGTGCGGCCGGTGAAGCAGGTGCAGCATTTGCTGCCTCAGACGGCAAAACCGATGCGGATTGCTCAGCCGGTAATCCATAAAGCTGGTCGCTAACCGGCATCGACGTTGCCGTAACTGGCGCTGCACTCACGCTTTCAAATCCAGAGGTAGGCATTGCATTAGCGTAAGACGTTTCAACGGAGTTGCCCAACGAATTGATGTTTGGCCCTGCCAAAGCGGGCGCAGGGACTGCACCAGCTTCAACAGAGTTGCCTAACGAGTTAATGTTTGGCCCCGCCAAATCAGGTTTAAGCGCACCTTGTTTAACCGCTTCTTCCGCAGCAGTGGTACTAACCCCCGCCCCACTTAAACTGTTGCCCAAACCACTGGAAATACCCGCAGTCAAGCCACCCAGCAACAGGCCTTGGCCAATATTGTCAAATGGGTTTTTGCCCCGAAGAACGTTGCTACCAATTGTTATGGACCCGCCCATCATGGCCCCAGCGGCAATATCGGCTGCTAACCCTGCACCAAAAACTTCAGTTGCTACAACGATAAAAGACATGGTGATTCCTATTCAATTAACAGAGGTGAATCGCTCACCATCATGTGTTCAATCTTTTCTACGTCAGTTTCATCCGTAGAATAAATGTTTTGGAAACGGACAGTTTCAAAGATGTACGCGGTCTTGCGGCCCTTTTTGGCCATGAATACGCACGGGGCCACGACTTCTTTCCGCTCACCATCTTCGCCTACAACAAGCATTCGCCCTTCAATCATATTGCACAGGTGGTCATGTAGGTGATATTTTCCAATGACAACAATGCCTGCTGGCATAACGACTTCACGAATGTAAATACCCGGCCCAAAATGGTGGCTGACAGGGCACGCTACCTGTGGCTGCGTGGAAAGCTCTTTTTGCAACAGGTCAATTTTGTTTGTTGCTGCGCCATGCTGAGTTACTTCGGCGTTCATATTGTGGCCATTACCTTGTATTCAGGTTTATCAGACTGCTGTGTTTGCACATTGATACTTCGCATGGCCGCAACAATAGTCGGGTCAACTTTGTTCATATAAATTGTTTGAATGCCTGCTTGCGCTAACTCAGCAAATAGTTTTCTCATTATTTGGGCAAAAGCCCGTGGGTCATCGACCGAAAAGAAATAAATCTGGGCAGCGTTCGGTCCAATCGGTTTGTACGCCATCAATGTGTTGCCACGGCGGGTAAATTTTGACCCGCTTTTAACCGCAGCATCAATGAGCTTCAGCCCTTGCTCTGGAGCAATATTGGCTTTGGTAAAATACTGATTAAGAATATCAATTTCACGCAGGTGCCCCGGCACCGATGACGCCGCCCCGCCTGATGCCATATTGTTTGCAAGTGTGTGAAGGCTCATATCAGACCTTTATTTTTAATACTTTGGTGGCACTGTCGTAATAGACAGAACCCACCCGTAGGTTAGCGTATTCTGCGTCTGTCGGCAAGCTGACTTGGAACGTGTTTGGCGTTACCGTGCTGGGCTCAATGAAGCTCAAACCCGAGATGACGTTGGTTCCGTTCCGCTGTGTTGAAGCCGCCAAAGGACCCGTGTTGCTGATCTGGTTGAAAAACAAACGAAACACGTTTGCCAGCTTGTCCATGTACTGACGATTGTATTCTTCCGGGGCCAGCGGTAGGTTGGGTGGGGTGACATTTACTTGTGCCATCAACGTCTGCCGTCGGGTCGAATGTCAATACGTGGAGCGCCCATTTGCCAATTTGTACCAATCTGGTTGGAACTCATTTTTAAAATCATCTGCCGTCCGCGCACACGGGTGTACACAATGCCCGTAAACTCTTCGGTGATGTTGTACGCGGCAATCTTGGTTATGCTTGCTGACGCTGCTGTGCCCGCGCCCGAACCGGAGCTTGTCATGGGGTACAGGGTCAACGTCACCTGTGCTTGACTTCCGTCAGGGGCCAAATTAGATTCCGCAAAAGTCAGGTCAGGTAGGACGCGCCAGATGTAGCCAAAGTTGTGGCCATCCCCAATGTCAAACTCAGACGAAGAAATGTAAGCCTCTATGGCTGCTGGCGTAGCCGTGGAGTTGTCGTCCACGCCGTCTTCTTGGTTAACGATATTGTTAAGGTATGTGGCGGCAATAGGGAAAGTTAACAAGCCGGAGTCCAGCCACGCAGTGCGAGCCAACGTGCCGTAGTACCAGAGCTTTTCGAGGTAGTTGTACACCACATACTTGTCCACCGTAGTAGAACTTGCCGAGCAGTAGAACCACCAGACTTCGTTAAAGCCTTCGTTGGTGCCTACAAACATTTGCTCGGCTTGCCCTTGATTGATGTCGGTAAACACGTACCGTAGCAGATCACAAGAAAGTGTTTGCACACGGCCATCGTACAAGTAGAACTTGTCCACGCCCATCCAGTACACAATTCCGGAAGCCAGTGCTACTGTGTTTGGCCCCATTACAGAAATGTTATCGCCCAAGAGTTGTGTGCCCCAAACATAGGGTGGGCCAAGGTACTGGAGCGAGTACACAGCTTGATCGGTGAACGTCACAATTTCCTGCCGGGTCTGAATGGCGGTGATGATCTGAGAGCCGTGCGACAAACGGATACTACCTGCTTGGTTGGTGATGGCCGGGGTCCAAACAAATGGATTTTCTTGGTCCGACCAACGGATGAACATGGGGTCCAAGGCGGTGGGATTTACAGCATTTGGATCGTTCGTGCCAAAAACCAGCACAAAGCGAGACGTGTCCGACACAAGGATGTAGTTCTGCACCACCGGAGTTTGCGCGTCGCCAAGGGTTGTCAAATTGACACCGCGTGATGTCACGCCGGGCGTAGCAGTCCAGTAGTAGAGCCCTGCGCCACGAGGACCAAACAAAAGGTTCTCGCCAAAGTTGTATTGGTTCCACAACTGCAAAGCGTTGGTAACAGCAATCCCAACCCCCCATGTACCCAACCCCCAACCCCCTGCGCCCCAGCCCACTAAAGGCGTAACTGTAGCGGGGCCAGTAGCGATCTGATACGCGGCAACGACGGCTGCTCCGCCGCCGGGAGAGCCAGACACGTCCGCAACAGAAGCTGTGACAGATACGGTGATGGTATAGCTGTTAACGCTTAATACTGTGATTTGATACTCTGCGTTTAACACGGTGGCCGTGATGTTGCCCCCAAGTCCTGTGGCTCCGCTGAACGTAACGAAGTCCCCTGTGATGCCGCCGTGCGCTGTGTCTGTCACTGTGACAGTGGACGAGCCAAGCGTGGCAACAAAGGGGTTGTTGTTGATCGTAGAAGATGCCCGGATGGGCGTGATGTCGTAGTACGCACCGCCTTGTAGGATGTAGAACTTGAGGCTTGTGCCGACGCCGACCAGGTTCTGCCCTGCAAGCGTGATCCAGTTCCACAATGAACGGCAGATTCCTAAAAACGTGCTAACCGTAAACCGTGTCCAGCCGCCGATTTTCTCAGGCGTGCCTTGGCGAAAGCGAACTTTGTCCGATTCATACCATCCACCTTCGTTGGTGTAACGAGTGTTCTCTCTATTTACGCCGGGTTTGAACAGGATTTTTTGTAACGGCACGGGCTACCTCATGTAGTCATGGTCAATGCGGCGCTGGTGACTTCCGCGACACGTCGTGCCCAGCCTCTGCCAAATGTACCCCAAGTGGGCAAGTCAGTCAAGAATGACAGGCGACGGCGACCATAGTCGTCAATCAATTGTTTGGGGTCCATGGCACGCACAGCAGCCAGTGTTTTAGGCCCAATACCACCGTCAGGCTCTACCCCAACACAAGCTTGCAGCCACTTGGCTGCACGGCCCGGACCGGAGTTAATCGCAGCGTCAAACACCACGTAGTCCACACCCGCAGGCAAATCGTCACCCTTTACCTTGTCCCAGTACTTGTTTTTGTACAGCGGCCCAACATCGTTGGGCGTTAGGGCTTTCATTGCTTTGGTGTCTACGGGGTGGCCGCAATGCTCTTCCCAGACGGCTTTGGTACAGCCTAAATTTGTCTCACCGCCCGGGTCTTTGGGGTTGTTGACGTAGCCGCCTTCGTGAACGAGGACGGCAGCAAGGGCTTTGGGAAAATTGGAGTTCATTTCTTGTTCCGTATATCGGCCAGTTTTTCAAGGGTCCTACCGCCAAAGTAAGCGCCCATTACGAGCATGCCCCATTGACCAAGCAAGGTGACATACGCTTCGCTGATGTGAAAACCTGTGCCGTCCATAATTGCCAGTGCAAGGTATGCGCTCAAGATATAAACCAAGGTCAAAGGACGAACGTTCTTTGACAACCAAGAATCAGAAGCCATGTCGGCTTTCCAACGGTCGCTGGTGTTGGTCTGCTCAATCTCAACCAGTTTGGTTTCATTGGCCATTGCGGCCAGTTCGCCGTTTTGAGCCAGCACCGCCAGATCAAGTTGGGCCTTGGCTTTGGCTTCGGGATCGGGAATCAGTTTGTCGATGAGCTTGCCACCGATATTTAGTATTGCATCAAGTCCCAGCATTATTTTCCTTTCAGTCGTTCGTAAATGAGAGCAATGTCTTGCCGATTGTTTGCAATGTCATCACGGTTTTTTTGGATTTCTTTTTCCAAATCTTGGCGTAGTTTTTCACGAGCAAGTTCAGCACCTGAGTTTGGTGATTGCCTATTGTCTGACGTAACAACAAGGCTGATTTTGCTGTTCAGAATGGTTACTTCATGCGCTAAATTTGACAAAGCAGACATTAAATAAACGACGCACGAAAACAGCAACGGCAACAAAGCAAACGTGATTTTTTCTATCAAAGCTCCCTTGTCGTCCATATCAACTCCTTAATTTGGGGCAGACGTTAACCCAATAGGATGGTCTGCCAGCACCCCCTTTACCCGGAGTAACGGTCTGGGTTATTCGTTCTTTTCAAGTGCCTTGTCCACTACGGGCATTGGTATTTGCGGAATGGCTTGCTCACGAATGGACTGCACCAGATCGGCGACTTGCTCATACGGGGCTTTAGCCAAAGCCGCTAATACCATATTGACTGCGCCCAAAGGCAAAGTTAAGTTAACAGGTGTGTTCAGTTCTTCACTCATTTAAAGTTCTCCAGTGCCCCCAAGGTCGGGTGGGGGTTTCCCGTTATGTTGTAGCCCAAGGCAGTGGTGGTTGAATGACCGGAGGATCAACCTGATTTTGAATCTGCCCATCAACGTTTGCTTCGGTAGCCGTTTTGTCCACGCCGTTTGACCAGCACCAGCCAAGCACTTGGTCTTGAGTCAGTTGAGCGTAGGGTGTAAATGCCCCACCAGTTTCCGGTTGAGGGAACGATGAAGAGCCGTATACCGTTGCGTTGTAAGTGCCGTCTGTGCCGTTACAGCGCCAGCCAGCAGTCAGAACAACTTCAGTGAAGCCGTTGATTTCAGTAGTAGATGCGTTCATCCATTCAATGATCCAAGTGGTAGTAGTCATTTTTGCTCCAGTGCCGTGAGGCGGGTTGTGAGTGATTCAATAGTGTTCAATGCTTTTTGCAGCGACATGACAACCACAGCCAGAACTGAACGGTCGTAGTAGCCCCAAGGCTTGCCCTCTTCAGGCTCTGGCGCGGCTTCAGGGCCAATGGCTGCATTGACGTTTTGAGCGTAGAAACCAAGTTGTCGATCTGCGCCAAAAGTTTCTTTCTTCTCATTGTTGTAGTACCAATACCCCGGCTCCAACTTTTTGAGCATGGCATCTGGGTCAACAGGCACACCGTCTTTGGTTTTCCATGTCTCATCGGACACTGACGAAATAACACCAGCAGCCGAGAATGTTGCAGCACCAGCGCCGTAGGCAGGCATGGCAACAACTCCAGCAGATGAAATAGTCAATCGTGAAGCCCCAGCAGTGGCGTCGTAAATAAAGAAGTCTTGCGTATCTAAACTACCCAAACTTCTGCCAACAAGAAATCCAGTTGTTTGTGCGGCATTTAATAAATAAAATACGGACTGTGTTGCAGAAGCAGATGCAATTGAACCAACTACTGTTAATTTTTGGGATGGCGAAATCGTCCCAATACCTACGTTGCCGACGGAGTTGATACGCATCCGTTCGTTTACGTTACCTGATGAACCTCTGGTTTGAAACAACAAATCACCAGCAGGGCCAGTTCCGTCTGTTACGAAACCTTTAATTCCCGCAAAAATACCTTGGACACTTCCAAAAAGAAGTTGCCCCCCGTTACCGCTAGAACCGCCACTGTCTTGCAGGAATAGGGTCGCGCCAGTTGCATCACCGTTTGTGTAACTGCTAGAAGTTGTTCCTGCCCCATAAACATGAAGTTTTGTACTAGGCGAACTCGTCCCAATACCTACGTTACCGGAGGAGTCGATACGCATCCGTTCGGTAGCATTTGTCTCAAACGTAATTGGATATGCCGCATCTGTGCGAATAGTAAATTGACCGGATTGGTCTTGATACAAAATTGCAGGACTTGCAGCGTTGGTGTTCTTAAAGTCCAGACGCGCCCAGTTTGCTGCTGATGCGTTAGAGCCAATTACCAAACCAGCGGCATAATCACCTACGGCTTTGATAGATAGTCGTGCACCTGCCGTGATAGGGGAACTCGTCCCAATACCTACGTTACCGGAGGAATCAATACGCATCCGTTCGGTGTTGGTAGTTGACCAAGCCAAATAGCCAGAATCACGGACGTTGGTGACAAAACCACCGCCAGAATCAAGACCCGTAAAAACACCCGAAGTGTTAACGGATGAACCGTAATAGTTCATGCCAGCAAAGTTATTTCCGGTAATGCGTATTCCATCACCAGCAGTGCTTGAGGTTACTTGCAGTTTTGCCGCAGGCGAACTTGTCCCAATACCCAGACCTGTGCTGGTTAGGCGCATATACTCTGTTGAGTTTGCTGCATTACTCCAAGCAAATGCTGTTGCGTATTGGTAAATGCTTGGTGTAGAGTCAATGTAGAAACGATTTTGGTTTGTTGCCGAATCGTACAAGAAGAACGTGTTTGCGTCATCTGATGCAAAACCCCGACCAAGCAAAAATCCACTGGTTCCTGTGGAAGACTTGATGGACATGGAAGTTTGAGTGCCGCCTTGCAAAACCAGCTTTGTAGCGGTTCCGCTTGCTCCCGAGGTGAGGGTTGTCCCATCAAACGTCAGCGCAGAACCAGTAGCCAATGCACTTGAAGACGATGCGTAGACCACACCGTTAGCGGTGAAGGATGTCAGCCCTGTGCCGCCGTTGGTAGTTGGCAATGTACCGCTTACATGGGTAGTCAAGTTAATTTTGCCCCATGACGGAGCAACACCAACACCACCAGAAATTAAAGCGTTACCCGTTGCTACATCAGCAAGTTTGGACAGGGCGGTAGTAGTTGAAGCGTAAAGCAAATCACCAACAGCATACGAAGATTGCCCCGTGCCCCCGGAGGCAGCAGGCAGCGCAGTCAACAAAGTCAGTGACGACAGGAAACTGATTTGGTCTTCAACGTCCGTGCCGGTGTTGTACACCACTGTGCGCTTGCCTGTCGGTACAGCCACACCCGTCAGGCCGGAGACTTTGACTGTCACCGTGTAACTTGAGCCATTGATGATGATGTAGGGTTTCTGGATTGCTGGGACGTTGATTGTTCCTGCTGCCGATACCGCGCCTGCTGCAATGTTTAAACACAGCGCCCGAGCGTTCTGGGCTGCGTTGGTGTTGGTAAGCGTCAGGGTCGCTACGTTGGCCGTAAAATCCGCAGCCGTCAGAGTAGCCATACCTACAATGGCTTGCTCAATGGCTGTGCCAATATTGTTGTCTGTTGTTACCCCCCAAGTGCCGGACTGCTCGCCCGTGGCGATCAACTCAAATTTGAGGCTGGAATAGGTGCTTGACATAATTGTCCTTAAGTTACGATTTCTACCCAGTTGGGGGTTTGCGCTGTTTCAACAGTGCCCCAAGCAGGCGTTTGTAAATTACCGATATTTTGCCAGTTTGCTGTCTGGCTGTCATCTATCAGTTTCCAATATACCGCGGTTACATCGCCCGTTGACCCCGTTGCAGACACCCCAGTCAACGCCAGAATCCGTGCAGCAATACTCATCGTGCCAACCGCGCCCAACCCGCCAACACCCGTCAATGCAACGCTGCGATCTGCTGTAACTGAACCTACTGCTCCATTGGCTTGATTGGACGGAAGCGGAACAATAACCCCGCCTGCTACGCCCTGTACATTTACGCCAGTTAAACCAACAGCACGGGACTGAACAACCGTACCAACTGCGCCCGATCCCGCAACACCCGTTATCGCTACGTTCTTGTCTGCGCTGACGGTGCCCACCAACCCAGAAGCCAAAACACCCGTCAGAGCTACCGTGCTTGACGGTACAACAGAACCAACACTGCCCGAACTACCAACCCCAGTCAGTGCAAAAGACTTTGCTGCGACAACCGTGCCAACAGCGCCAACACCACCAACACCTGTCAGAGCTACCGATACCGAGATACCTACCGTGCCAACGCTGCCGACTGCGGCATCCCCAGTGTCCGGTACAACTTCAGAGCCAACAACCGTGCCAACGTTACCAGAGGCCGCGACACCAGACAGAGCAATCTGACGTTCTGCGACAGCAACCGATCCCACATTACCCGAGGCCGCAACCCCGGTCAGTGCAACCGAAGCTGA